ATAGTATCTCCAGAAGTTCCTGCTTGTAAGTCTTTAATTTGTGCCATTAAAGAACGAATAGCATTATTTACGTTAGCAGGTGAACATCCTTCAGCAATGTTAATATTACTAATATCTGTATTGTCTGCTGGGGTTGCTGAATATTCACTAATTTTTGTCTTTGCCATCTTTTATCCTTGTCGTAACCAAATGTCTGTACTTGGAGATATATCAGTCCAAGTTTCTGTTCCTGCTGTAACTGTTGTCCATGTATCTGAAGAAGCTGATATTGGAGACCATGTATCTGTAGAAGTTGTAGCGTCTGTCCATGTTTCTGCACCTGGAGTAACAGGTATCCATCCTTCACCTTGTCTTGTACCTTTAGCAGTAACTGTTCCTATGCCTTCTACATAAGCAAATCCTGCAAATATAGCGTTAGGACTTGCACTTACCGTAGCAAAAGCATTTACTTGTGCATTACCTGAATTTATTAATCCACCAAGTGCTGATACTGTAGCAATTCCTGTAATAGAACCTGTTGCTGATAGTATACGGAAACCATTGGCTGTAACTGTAGCATTGGCTGTAATAGAAGCATTACCAGATTGTAGTAATGAACCTAATGCTGTTACTGTGCCTGTTGCTGTGATACTTGCTGAAGCTAGTGCTATAGAACCGCCAGTAGCAGATACTGTAGCTGTTCCTAATATTGCACCACTACCAAATTGTGTTCTAGTACCTAATGCAGATACTGTGGCAAATCCATTTATAACTGCTGTGCCAAATACTAATGCACCGCTTGTTGTAACTGTAACTGTTGCAGTAGCGTTAATGCTTGCTGCAGATGTTCTAAATCTTGTACCTGACGCACTTACGGTTGCATCTGCTGTTATTACTGCTGACGCTTCTACAAATCTTCCTGCTAACGAACTAAAGGGAGCTTGGGAAAAACTAGCTATTCCAAACATTTATTGCTCCTTAAAGTGTTACTTCTTCCCAGTTAGTAATGGACTCATTCCATTTATACATTTTACCGTCTGTAGGCATAGCTACAGGTGCTTCCCATGTCCATGTTGTATTATTTAGTATCCATGATGGGAATGGTTGTGGTGCGTAAAATACGTCATTAGTAGCGTCATAAGTATAACCAATACCAGCATAGTTACCTCTTAAAGGTCTACCTTCTGGATGTTGATTAGCTAATGTGTTGTATGATGTTTGTAACCAAGTTCCTGCACTTGTATCTACAAATGTATCAAAGAATTCTTTTTCTGCTACTATTACTTGTACTACTTTACCGTCTGTTACTTTTGCAAAATGTGACATATTTTTTCCTTATGCTGTATATGAGCCAGATGAGTTAAATTTAATAATTGTGTTAGAACCACTTGTAGTAATTGTTGGTGAACCTGTTGTAGTTCCAGAATATAAAAGGGTTGGAATAGATAGAATAACAACACCTGAACCACCAGAAGCCCCTTGAATAGCTGGTGTTGTGTTGAGATATCCATTAGCACCGCCACCGCCACCACCTGTATTAGCTGTTCCTGCAGTTGGAACTCCTCCAACGCCAATAGTAGCTCCAGGAGACCCAGCTGCTCCATTGCCTCCACCGCCATTACCTCCACTTGAAGCACCAGTTCCGGTATAATCTCCACCACCACCGCCACCAGCATAAAAAACAGCCGAACCTGTAATAGAATTTGATAATCCTACACCACCATTACCTCCGTCAGATGCAGTACCAACACTTCCAACAGCACCAGCTCCTCCACCTCCACCTGCACCATAAAGAGCACCTGAACCTCCAGCATTTCCTTGACCAGATGTTCCAGCTCCAACCGTGCTAGAATATCCAGAAGCCCCACCTCCAGAACCACCACTAACACCATTAAAAGCTGGAGAATTATTCCATGAACCTCCACCACCGCCACCTATTGCGGTAAATCCGCTAAATACAGAGTTTCCTCCATTGCTGCCAGCTAAAGCTTCTGAGGCTCCTCCAGCACCAGCTGCACCTACTGTAACGGTATAAGCAGTTCCTCCAATTAATGTAGTAGTGCCTGTTAATAATCCGCCAGCACCGCCTCCTCCAGCCATATACCTAGCACCACCGCCACCGCCACCTGCAACTACTAAATATGTTGCTGTAATAGGTATTGCAGATAAAGGAGCTACAGGTTGCCAAGATGTACCATTATAGTATTCAACTAAATTTGTAGTCGTATTATACCCTTGCTGTCCTGTACTGGGAGCAGACGGTCTTGTAGCAGTAGTCCATGTAGCATTAGTTATGCCATTTGTACCTGATATAATTACTGGCATTTGTTATTCCTATTCATATAAAACTGTTATAGAACCACTTAAAGTTGGAGTTCCAGTTGTAGTTGTAACTGATATGGTAGATAATGCTGCTCCTAATGCAATAGAACCTCCACCATAAACTCCAGTAACAGGAGAGAATGTCAATGCAGCTCCAGAATGTGATTGCACCCAAGTATTTCCTGTTTGATTATGCAGTGTCATTGAACCTGTAAATCCAAGAGTTGATGCAGCTCCATATAATACAAATCCAGCAGTTGAACTTACAACAGCAGCTCCTGTGTTAGTTACAGAAGATGCTGAACTATATCCAGTTGTTATACTATTTAACCTAATTAAAAGATTAGCTGTAGAATTTTGTATTGCTCCATTACATACCAATGTAACTCTTTTTGCCCATGTAGGGATTGTGGTAGTAAGAGTAGTGCTTGTGCTTGATAATGTAACTGCTGTTTCTGCTGTTAATACACCTACTCCTGTTGGAGTTCCTGCAATAACTGGGCTTGTTAGTGTTTGACCTGTGGCTGTAGTAATCACAGTACCACTTGTAGTAGGCAATGTAAGCGTAGTTGTACCTGATACTGCTGGAGACTCTAGTGTGACTGAACCTGAAGTAGAACCATTAAGTATTAGTTTAGCCATTATTTAACTTCCAATGCTTTTAATTCGTCTACTGTATTTGCTGTATCTACTAATGTAGTAATATCACGAAGTCTTTGTTTTTCTGCAACAATAGCAGATGTGTCTGCGTTTATTTCTAAAGCACGTTGAAACGCTACATCTTGAGCTAATAGTAATGGTTCACGTTCTTGACGTAACCTATCTTTAGTAATGTCTTTAGCTTTATCTATGTCAATAATTATTGCCATGTCCATGCGTTCCTAAATGTTCTGTCTGTTGGTATTTCAGATACGTCTACAATATGATATTCTTTTCCTTGTGGTACATCTTTAGCAGCAATTTCTTCTATGGTTAAACCACAATCTGCAGGAACTATAATGCTAATTCCGCCTTCATTATTTTGATATACTATTCTTTTGTCCATAATTTTTCTTTATCTAAATATAGCAGCATTAACAATGCTTCCATCATAATATGTACCAGCGGCATTAGCAAAACCTAATTGAACAGCAGATGCTGTGTAAGTTGTGCCAGTTGGGTTGTTATATGCAAATCCACTATTAGCATTGCTGGAGGCGGTTACTACATAATTTACATCTGGCATAGCTGTTGTAAGGTTTATAGTATAAAGACCTGTTCCATTATCTGTAATAGAAGTTACATTACCACTAGACCTTATAGCTACTGTGCCTGTGCCGTTAAAGTTTACCCAAGCACGACATCCGTATGCTGTTGCTACAGAGCCGTATCCAGAGTTAAATTGTAAATTACCACTAGAGTCTATACGCATACGTTCTGTACCACTTGTACTTGCGGCTATTGTATTAGCTGCTGGAAACCATATACCTGTATCTGTATCACCTGTAGTAGTGATAGCTGGTAATGCTGCTGTTCCTGCTACAAAGGCTGCTCGTTGTGATGTATCTATAGTAAGAGCCGTAGTTCCGCTATTAGTTTGTAATACTAATGAGCCACTATTGTCAGGTTGTATAACAACACCATTGGTTGTAGTTGCATTTATAATTGTACTCATACTATCACCCAACGAGAAGTGGAAGGAACTGTAACTGTAACACTTCCAGAAATTGTAATATCCCCAGCTTCTACAGAGTTATATCCTGTAGGGAATGTATAAGATGTACCTATAGTTCCGTTATTAACATTAAGTCCGTTAGATGCAGCAAACTGTGGAGCAAAAGCATCATTGTTAGCATCTTGGTAAACAGCTTCTTCAGCAGGATAAGTGACAAATACATTCTTTGTGCCTGCACTAAAGTTTACTAAAGAACCACTATTGCTAGACTCTAATACGGTATCACGAGATAAAGTAGTACCTGAAGATGTGTATGTACCTAGACCTACTTCCCATTCTGCACCACCTACAATAGCGTAGTAAGTAGTATTAGCGTTACCTATAACAGAGAATGATTGGAAGCCAGATACTGCACCAGCAAGCGTAATAGTGCCTGTGCCTGTAGTAGTAGAAGTCTCTTGGACTCTATCCTTGACGACTAACGCCATGGTTTATCCTTAAGCTAATGTAACTGAAAGGTTACCTGTTGAAATCTTAAAGATGTCACCAGAGTCAATTGTTTTAGATGTATCTAAAGGTGAATGGTAAAGTAAGTTGCCTGTTGTTAAAGCATCATTAATACCAATCCAGCCTACTGTTCCCCATGAAGCTGTTGCTGTTGGGAATGTAACGTCAGCAGAGTTAGTAGTTACACCGTTAGAAGGTGCAGCAAATGTGACTGCAGTTCTAGCATAGCTTCCACCGGATACTTCTGTACCGCTACCTGCGTCTGTAGGGTCTGAAGTCCATAGTGATACATATACTGTTGCTGGTGCTGTATAAGCTGTTGCTCTTAGAGTTACGTTAATTAAAGCGTTCTCTAAATAGTTACTCATTTCTGACATAATAGTTTCCTTATCGTGGTGTTACGTTTAATGTGGTGTATGCGTATGTTTGACCTAAGTCACTTGTTTTGATATTAGCAATTGCTCTATCATATAATGCTGACCATGTAGCTACTCTAGGGTCATTCATTAAATAAGGTTCTGCTTCTGCTAATGTTGCGTAAAGTAAAGCATCTGGATAGTATGCTAAGAACAAGTTACTAGAAGTTGTGCTAGAGATAAATGTAGGTTGAGCATAATATAAAATTTGAATGGTGTAATCAGAGTTTTGACTAGGTGCAAATTGAAACTCTGTGCCTAACATTGTAAAGTAATGTGAACGACCTGATAATGATGTTTGACCATTACGGAAGAACAAGTCAGGTGATTGATACTCTAAGATAATAGGTGGGTTACCCTGAAAGTGCATCTCTCTTAACTCTAAGAAGTCACTAGGAAAAGCTACCTTATTATCAGAAGGTGTAGTAGTTGCTACTTTTAACATAGCTTCTGTTCTTAAATCACGACTCATTCTTAACTGTGCCATCTGAACAAAGTCAGGGATAACAGTTGTTAAGTCTGTACGTGCAAGATAGCTTTCTACCGTTGATACAAAGCTAGTATAGTTTGTAAATGCCATTCGTAATCCTTATTGTTTTTTAACTAATACGATACAACCGTTATCTATCTTTACTTGTTTAACTATAGTAAAGCGAGTGCTGAGATGTTTATTCCACCACTCTAAAGGTTGTTGTATGAGATGTGCGTTTCTACCGTCTGGTAATATTTTCATTGCCGGACCAGTATGTATTGTAAATAGTCCGTATTTATCTACTACTCTTTTTAAATCATCTAGTACATTGTCTAGTAATTCAGGTTCTATGTGTTCAAGAACGTCTATACATGTAACAAATTCGTTTGGTTCTGGTGTTTGACTCCATAATGGGTTACTAGGTTCATACGGAGTGTAGATTACTTCTGACTTAATACTGCTTTTTAGTCTACATTTACCTGCACCGTAGTCTAATAAACTCTTAATACCAAAACTTTGTATAACATCATCAACAATTGGTGCAAAGAATGTACTTGCTATCCCATATTCAGGATTTTCATGCAGTTTTGCCTGCATTTCTCTGTATTCGTTAGAGATTAAGCTGTTCAATGACTTCTTTCCATGTTCTATCGTCTTGGTAAATGAGTCTCATGTGTCTATACCAAGGCATACTTACTTGAGCATATCTCCATTGGTGATATTTAGGCACCAAGCACCATGTTTTAACGCCCATAGCAGCACTACAATGTAAAGCTGTAGTATTGACCCCTAAAACCATATCACAAGCTGCTATAAGAGCTGCTGTATCGTCATAATCTTTTGCGTCAGATGCTAATTCTAGGTACTTAACACCTTCAATTTTGCGTTCTACGCTATAATCTAAGCTAACTAACTGTATATCTTTGCGTCTTAATAGTGGCTGTAAGTCTTCTTCTGTAAGTTGTCTACCTTTAGAGTTTGTTCTAAACGTACCGCCTTTAGTAGTAATACCTATGACTGTTTTACCCCAAGGTTTAAACATGGCTTTCCACATCTCAACCTTATCTGTATCAGGTACTAGAAAAGGAGTCCCAGGAAAAGATTTATTTGTTGTCCTGAAAAACTGAGGTAACCCACCAATTGCACATCTTGCATCAATTGTAATGTCATTTATCCACTCCACTTCTTTTGCTTTACGTGTTCCATAAACAATTGCTTTAGGAAAACTACGTTTAAATAATGTTTCTAATCTTTCATCACAGTCTATGTAGACTTGCTTACTAATGTCTATAGCGTCTGGTATACATGAAGCATAAAATATCTCATCACCTAAACCTTGTTCACCATAGATAACTAAGTCTTTACCGGATGAGCCATCCCATCTAGGTTCGTCTTTATAAACTAATTCTTTACGGAACTTACCACCTAATGACTTGTTCCATTCTTCCCAACCTTTAACCCATTCACCTTTAGCTAAGTAACTATGAGCTAGGTTTAATTGTGCGTGTAGCTCGTTAGGATTGCATTCTAAAGCCATCTTTGCAGACTTCTCTGCATCATCCCATCTTGACATCTGAACAAGTGAAGCTGAAGCGTTAGCATAAGCTAGTGCATAGCTAGGGTCTAATTCTGCTGACTTTAAGAAGTATTTAATAGCATCATCAAACATATCCATCTCATGACATGCACGACCTAGAGATGTCCATAATGCTTTATTGCCTGGTTGTTCTTGTAATGCTCTACGGAAATATTGATAAGCAAATGCAGGTTTGTCACCCATTAACCAGATATAACCTAAGAAATGTAATGTAGCTGCATCATTAGGATAAACCATCAACACTTCGTTAATGATAGGCATTGCTACGTCATACTCTTCTTTTTGTATGAGGTCGTGTATTGCTAACTGTACTTTCTTTAATTCGTCTTTATCCACGTTTAGTAGT